TATTTGTGCGACTCGATGTTCTAATTGACACGAGTCATCAAGGGGCGGAAGTGCTCGCATAATTTAGTTGTAACGTGTACGTCTTGTACGCAATAATCTTGCATCTCTTGTGACCAGTCTTGCCAGTCGGTTGTTTTACCAAACTCTCCTTTATATTCTCCTAATCTGTATCCATAACTTTCTAAGCTATGTCGTCCATAAAGTTGTAAAGGCATCTTATCTATATTTCTTTTCTTATCTATCTCCATCATGTTTGGATGATACAGCCTAGATAAAACAAGAGTATCAAGAACATCCCCGTCATACTTAAACCAAGGATAAGTTTTCCGAAGAACAGGTAGATCATAGCCAATAATATTATGACCAATAATGACATCAGCACTGGTGAGCCAATGTAAAGCTTCCGTGATCGGTGGGCAGTTACCACCTTGATTATTAAATACGAAGGTCTCTTCCTTCGTGGAGTCGTAGATGGCAATGCAATGTATTTCAGAAACGTCATGTAATAGTCCGTTAGTTTCACAGTCAAACACGAGCATTTGACTTTCCTTCATAGGTTTTGTCCTTAAACTTTGCTTTTTTTACTGCTTGTTTACTTGGTGGGTTTGGTTTTTTCAGTACCTCAGAAGTCTGTTGTGGCACTGAAAACTGTGTTCGTAGTTTCATTAAATTTACAAGTGGATTTATCGTATTTCAGTTCAGCGGCAACACCTGTTTCACCTGAATATCTATTTTTTAAAACTCGTAAAGTAGAAACATCATCATTGGATTGTTGATCACGCTCCAAAGCTAGAACTGTGTCGCTTAACTGCGAAATAGAAGCGGAACCACGTAGCTGTCCTATAGACACTCGTTGTCCATCTTCATGTGCTTTATCGTTTTGTGCACGTCTTAAGTGAGAAACTAAAAATAATTTAATTCCTGTTCTTTCAACCAGACTTCTTAAATTAGTCATGGTTTGATCTATCATTCTTCTCTCATCTCCATCAAGTCCAGACAATAATATGGACAAGTGATCAAGGAAGATTATTTTTGTATCTAAGCCCAGAGCCATATACTCGATACGACTGTAGATAGTATCCGCAGATAAACTACCAAAATGGTCGTATAAATAAAGGTTCCAACCCAAGATAGTTTTATCGTAGGCATCTTTTAAAGTGGAGTATTCATGTTCACCAAGGTGCAAAGCTTTATTAACAGCTACTGACATAAGTCCTAAAGCTGTTCGCCTGTTAGATTCTTCTAATGCGATATAGCCAACTTTTTCTCCCTTGTTTAATAACTCGGTTGCTAGTTGTCTACAAAAAGTACTTTTACCTTGACCTGTACCAGCTGTAATTGTTGTTAACTCTCCATACCTGATTCCATGAGTCATAGCCTGCAATCCAGGAAATGAATACTCATGGTTACATGGTGGTATTGGTGTAGTTAAGACATCTAATAATGTTTTACAATCAATTATTCCTACTGGTTGATATGCTTTAGCATCCCAGATAGCTCTGCAAATAGCGTTTTTATCGTTCGCTTGTAAGGCATCTGATGCATCTTTGTATTGTTCCAATCGGGCGATGGTAACTTTTCCCGCTGGTAAGATTGATGCTGCTTGTTCGACAGCATTTCGTCCGGCTTCATCATTGTCGAAAAATAAGCAGATTTCCTCATACCCTTGTAGTAAAGGTATTTGTTTCTTAAGGTCTTTTTTTGCTGACGCTGCGCCATGTGGTAACGAAACCATCGGCCAGCCATCCATCGCTTCATAACAGCTAGCAGCATCTAATTCACCTTCAGTAATAACAATACGCCTACCAGAAGAAGGGAATAAATGCTGACCAAATAAGGTGTCAGTGGAAACTCCTTCATATTTAAACTGTTTTAGTTTGTCTTTTGTTTTGAATCCTTTAATACGTCCAGAGCCGTCATAATAAGGGAAGCGTAAGTGTGTATCGTCTCTGTAGATTTTGTATTTTTCACAGGTTTTTTCACTGATATTTCTTTTTTGCAGCCTTTGGGCTGATCCTTTAAAAGTGACATTGTTTTGCATTTGATGAGTGTGTTGGTCATTATCTCCAGCTGTCCTACTTTGACAACTAAAACAAAAAGTATGACCATCCGTGTACACTGCTCGTGCATCGGATGAGCCACACACTGGACATGGTTCGTGTCGTATAAATTCGCTTTCAGTCATGTAAGCCAATCAATTGGTATGGCGTGAAAAGCACACCATTTTATGTTGTATCGTTTGCACCATTGTGCATAAGTAGTCTTTGATCTTTTAGATATTTTTTTATAGGGGTCTTGAAAGACAATTCTTAAGTCTATACCTGGGTTCTCAGTTATTACTTGTTTAACCTTACGTCTATCCTCTGGTCTCCAATATCCTTTAGTTTCTAAAATTACCCCATTCGGAAGAATGAAGTCAGGTGTGTATAAGTGTTGAATAGTATATGGAAAGCTTACGCTCTCATATTCATAATCAACACCTAACTCACACAGTAGATCAGAGACTTTTTCCTCTAATCCTGATTTGAACATCAGAAATCATCATCTTCAACTGAAGCTGGAGTTGTGTCTGGAGTAACATTTGGTTCATCAGTTTTAAAGCCTGATGTTTTACCAAACAATTCCGCTACACCATCCTCATCCAAATCCCCAGTATCGACACCAGCTCCGGTTTGGACTGATATAATTTGTACGCCCGATAACTTAAGACTAGTACCATAGGTAACGCCATCACGCAGTATATAAGGCTTTTGAATAAAACCAAGTTTAACTGTTGACCCTTCATATACAGGTGTGTCTATGTTTGTTATGGGTGTCCCCTCTGTATCAACTACAGGTGGGCGTTTATCTTCAGCCCATGAAAATTTAATAGTATATTTACCCTCAGCTACTTCTTCCCACGGAGTGGGTTTTAGCGTGGATCTTTTTTTGTTTTTTAATCTTGACTCTGCCCATTTAAGACAGTCTTCTCTTTCAGTCTCAAGTTTTTCAACTAACTCACTATCGACTACTGCCTTAAGTGAATAGCCAAATTGACTTGGTTTCAGTACAGCCTGATAACCAGATAAGGTAACAGGCTTTTGTGTTATGTGTATGTTTCTTGCCATTAACAGAAAAAATAAGTGGAATCAATTACGGCTTCTGGTTTCAGATCGCCAATAATCGGTGGTTCAGTCTTTGCGTTTATTGCTTTCGCAAAGTCTTTTAAAAAATCATGCTCTGCAAAGAGATGCATGTAAGTGTCCCGTACTAATGTGGACAGGTGAGTCATGTCAGTAGCTCTACATAAAACTGAGTCATGTATAAGAGCTATAGGTGCATTAAATTTAGTAGCACTTAGATGTAACAAGCTTGCATCTAATGAGTGGATAAGGTTAGGAGCTGTTGCATTCTTATGATGTCTAAGATCTACACCTTTTTCTCCATCTATTACTTTGATACGACAACGACCCATCAAATGTAGTTCAACATTTTTGTGATCATATTTCATAAGACGTTGTGTAACTCTAAAACCAGATGGAGTTGTCCATGATATTTCCTCAGCTCCTTGCTTTATAGCGTTAGCTACCTCAGATTCTATCCATCGCATAACCTTCATAGGTCCTGGTACGACTAGCTCCATGGCATTTCGTACTGCTTTAACTATTTGGGTTAGCTCTTCATTTTCTACTTCAATATCAATATCATTAAACGCATCTCTTATATACTGCCTATTGCTAAAAGGTTTAGCATTATAGGGTATTGTCATAACGCAACGTTTAGTTTTCTTTCTATCCCAATAGGGACGTAACCTTTCAGGTATATCCTTTCTACTCGTATCAGCTATTACTTGATATGCATCTTGAGGTTTATCGCTTGGTATTACATTAACCAAGCCTGCTGTGGACTTATCCCTTGCTAGACCAGCTAAGATCTGTAGACCTGAGCATGTAGCATCAGTTGCCACTGGTAATCCTGTAGTTGTCTTACGACCTACAAGACATTCATAATATTCATGGCAAGCAGCTAAAAATTGGAAGGGTTCGTCTGCCACTTCCCAGTCACCTATATTATTTAGTGGGTCTGTAGCTACTCTTTGTATAAGTAATATATTTTCACGTATACTCGGCCAAGCTAACCGCTCCTCCATAGTCGCTTTATCGAGACCATAAGTAGTAGCTACTTGAAAAGCTAACCACTTCATCCCGTCCTCAGTTATAGGTGCTTCATCAGCAAACTTAATTAAACTTTTTCCAAAGTCTGTGTCCTGTGGTGTTAAAAAGCTAGGTATAGGATAAGCTCTACCTCTGTAATCAAAACTCCAAGGTATAAAGTACTCTTTATTTTTAAACTCTCTGACACAATTCATTGTCATTCGAGTTCTACAAGAAATTCTCCACTCGTTAGCATTCTTATTACGTTGTATAGCTTTGTCCTTTCTCCATTGCTTTCTTCCCTCATCATTAGTATCAATGTCAAAGGGTTTAGGAGGGTCAGGATGATTAATGACAGGACGAAATTTTCCTACCTCTATTTCTCTTTCCTCTAGGTGTTCCGCAACCATTACTATGAATGGGTTTAAACGGTATTTTACCTTCTGTATTTCATTAAGGAATTGATAGGTAGTTTCCCCCTGTATACATAGGGGTTTACCTCTCCGAACCATCTCATGACATTTAGTTAAATCATTTAAATAATATCCACCATCATGTAAGTGACTCCAATCTCTTGGTTCAATCAGCATCGGCCACGCTAATGGACTAAATAATTCAGCTAATCTTATAATTTCTTCTTTGTTTTTATGAAACTTTTCAGTAGGTACAACAAATTGTTGTTTCTTACCTCTGTTCATAGATACTTCTCTTTCAAACCATTGAGATGATTCCATAAGACAATCTAAGAACCATGTTCCTACCTTGATTCTTTCAATACGATTCCAAGGTTTCCATTGTTCTATCTCTTCATGCTTAGACATTAAAGTCTGCATTGATTTACGTTTGTACTCTGTACCTTTAGCTTGATGCCAATAATTCTTTTTTAATGTCTCAAAAAGCCCTGGACCACTGGCTTCATAGTATTTCATCTGACATTCAGCCTCTAAAGCTGACCCGATAGCTAGTACTACGTTTGCTACCTTGCTATTGTCCTTGCGAGGAGAAAATAACTTATCAAAAGTCATCTTTGCAGTTATAGCTGCCTGTGATTCTGAATCAAGAGCAACTAAATATGGTATTAAAAGTAGTTGTCTACCTACTAATAATTTTTGTCTTTCCTCCTTCTTTTTATCAATATAATTTACTAAATAGGGCAAAAGAGTTTCTATTGATGACGAACCAAAAACTGTGGCAGAAGCATAATTTTTATCTAATAGTTTTTGTGTATTAGATCTAAACCTTTCTAAACCACCCTTAATTTGTTTACGTTCAAACCTCTCTTGCATCTCTAAATCAGCAGTTGTAGGCATGTGATGAGTGTGTAAATTGTCGCTAGATTATGGGTTGGATATTTATCCTAATGTGGATAGGTTATAAATAAAGATAGGGACTGGGTTTTGCCCCAATCCCTATTTGACCTGTTCGCTAGTGTATTAGATTATTGATTTGATTTTAAGTCCGGCGCGTCTACCAATTCCGCCACACTCCCAAGGGTTTTGGACGTATTGATTATAAC